ATGATAACCCGACCCTAATGAATGGTCAATTAAACGGAAATGCATAATGGCAAAACAATATATAACATATAAAGATCACGAGACAAAGGGTTTTATAGCCCCGGATCCTGGTCCTGGTAAAGAGCCTGATGACAAGACATCACCAGGCGCACAAATATCTTTTATTCATCTTGGCTACAATCCAGAAGAAGGATTACACTTTGGTATAGTTATGGACGGCTATAAAATACCAGAGCAAGACAAAGAAATAGATTGTAAAGTAGTAGATTTAAGTAAAGACGCAAAAATGAAAGCGTTGTTTGAAGCATCACCTGGCAATAATCGACATGCGATGGAAAGGGCTATGTTATATCCTGATGTCACGGATCAGCTAGACTCTATTCTTAAGTATTTTAAAGAGAAAAAGGCAGGTGGTGAAAAACTGCCGGCGGATCTAGATAACCTAGTTACCGAATGGGATGCAGTCAAAACAAAAATTCCCAAAGAGGGTTTAGTTGAGTGATGGTTATAGATGTTAGCAGAATTAGCAGCAGCCAATGCGGCATTCGCAATTATAAAAAGCGCGGTACAGAATGGTAGAGACATTGCTACTTGCGCTAAGGCGATTGGTGACTTTACTAACGCTAAAGATGCTCTACATGTTAGAGGTCATCAAAAGAAAAATAGCTTTTTTGGGCAACTCCGTCAGAGCGATGGTAACGACCTTGAAGAGTTTATGGCGCTCGAACAGGTCAAACAAAAGGAAGAAGAACTGAAGCAATTTATGATTTACTGTGGTCGTCCAGGTTTATGGAACGACTGGGTACGGTTTCAGGTTGAGGCAAGAAAGCGTCGGCAACAAGAAGCTGCTGATGCTAAGAAAGCTAGAGAGAAATTAATAGAGACTGTGGGCATTGGCTTCTTGTCTCTAATAGTCTTGATCGTCTTAACCTTCCTTGGTTATATCATGCTCAAGGCGGCAAGAGATAAGGGGTATATATAATGTTACAAGCATTGATTGGTCCTGTTACAGGGCTGTTAGACAAGTTTATCGAAGATAAAGACCAGAAGGCTAAGCTGGCACATGACTTAGCCACAATGGCTGAAAGGCATGCACAAGAACTCGCAAAAGGACAACTTGAAATCAACAAACAAGAAGCAGCGCACAGGTCCCTCTTTGTTGCTGGATGGCGTCCGTTCGTCGGATGGACCTGTGGTGTCGCGCTTGCGTATCACTTTGTTGTTGCTCCGTTGGTTTTGTTTGCAGCTGCTTGGTTTGGTGCGCAGATTCCTGAACTTCCTACGTTTGACATGGAAGCGCTATTAACTGTTTTAATGGGTATGTTGGGCCTTGGTGGCTTACGTACATTTGAGAAATATAAAGGTATAACCAAGTAACTATGACACAAATTCTGGAGCTTTGGCCGATTATAGTAGCAGTAGCCGGTGTGGCCTGCTGTGCTGTAGCCTTTCGTGCAGAGATCCTAGTACGTGTAAAGGTACTAGAAGAGAAAGTATCAGCTCTCTTCGATTTAATTAATAAAGGAAAGTAATGTTTAAGTTAAGTAAAAGATCATTAGAGCGACTAGAAGGTGTAAACCCACCTTTAGTTGAAGTAGTAGAAAAAGCTATTACATTAACCAATATAGATTTTGGCGTGACCTGTGGACTACGGACCATGGAAGAACAACAAGCACTAGTAGATAGTGGGGCCTCTCAGACAATGAAGAGCAAACACCTTGAAGGCAATGCTGTTGATGTGGTTGCCTACATAGGGTCAAGAATAACCTGGGAGCTAAATGTATATGATGATATAGCCGATGCATTTAAGGCAGCAGCACAGGATATAGGACTAGGTATAAGATGGGGTGCAGCATGGCACATCCCTGATATACGTGAGTGGGACCAGACCATGGAAGCTGCTATGAATTCTTATGTTGATTTAAGGAGGAGTGAGGGAAGGCGCCCATTTATCGACGCACCTCACTTTGAGATTGCGTGAGCTGGTTTAGAAAACTTGTGGAATATAACCTAATAGCAAGAGCAACAATGGTCGCTAGTGTTGCTATGTCATGGCGTTGTGCTGAATGGTTTATGTCCTTGCCAGATCCTACAATGCAGCAATCAGCTTTTGTATCTGTTATCATGGGTGTCATGACTGGTATCTTTGGTATATGGATGGGACAAGAAAACAAGCGAGCTAAGTAAGCCACTCTTTCCAATCATCACCCATTACCTGTTGTGCGATATTCTTCTTATCACGCAGGGCCTTAACTATCTTAGAGTCGATTGTACCTCTGCATATTAGATCGACATATAATACATTTTTCTCTTGGCCAATACGGTGTGCACGATCTTCAGACTGTAGTCTATGCTCTAGGTTATAGCTATTAGAATAGTAGACTACTGTATCTGCTGCAGTAAGTGTGATACCCATAGATCCTGTTTGTGGGTTACCTACAAAGAAGCGGCATGTATCATCTTTTTGAAATCTATCTATAGCCGTATTCCTATCCTCTTGGTTCACGGCCCCATAGTATGCAACTGTAGACTCATCACCATATTCCTTTTTAAGAGCGGCTAAAATAGTCTGTATGTCTTGTATATATGTTGCCCATATAATTACCTTATTAGATGCCTCTTCTAATATCTGCATTAACTCCGATAGTCTATTATTAGCCACTGGTATAATAACATCGTCATCAGACTTATAGTGACCACATGTAATCTGGTGTAGTCTTAGCATCTGAGTTAACACGGTATCGACAGATAACACGGCACCGTCTAATGAAGCAACTGCTAGATCAGATAGCTCTTTGTATACTTTCTTTTGATCTTGTGTAAGCTCAACCTCACGATAGATATATGTCTTAGGTGGTAGATCCAAGCAGTCTTCCTTTTTTATTCTATAGCTATATGGTTTAATCTGGTCACCTAGCTCTTGCAGCCTTTGATAACCAACGATCTTCTTAAATGATCTTGTACCTGCCTTCATATCGATCATGATGGCATATCTATTTCTAAATGTATAGAAGCTGCTAAAGCCTAGACATACAGGATTTAAGAACTGAAACTGTGCATATAGATCTAGTGGACTACGAGTCACTGGCTCACCAGTTAGTATCCTACGATACTTTGCTTGTATGCCTGTCTTAATAACAGCTTTGGTTCTCTTAGCCTTAGGGTTCTTGATTGTAGTAGACTCGTCAATAACCATCATACAATTACCAGCACAACGTAAGAACTGCTCAGCGAACTTTACGCCCTTGGTAGTACTGAATGCTTCAATGTTCATAACTAGTACACGCAAGTCTGATAGTGAGAAGAATATATTTTCAAGTTTCTTCTTCTCTTCTTTCTTAGGTGCTGCAGACCAGGCAGCAGTCTTAACTACTATATGATCTGGCATGTGAGTTGGTATCTCATTACGCGTCCAGTTTTGATAGGTACCCTTAGGTGCTATAATCAGAGCGGAGTCTATCCGCCCTCTATCATATAGATACGCAATGTTATCTATTATTACTTTAGACTTGCCTGTACCCATGTCCATGAACAGTGCAAATTCGTCTTTATCCTTTGAAAGCTCCCAGGCCTCCCTCTGATGGGCGTAGGGACGGGTCTTAAAAGGGTATATGTTACTATGGCTCATACTTTTCTCCGCTCTCTATGGCCATCCTAGAAGGTCAAATTTCGAAAAATAGGCGAGATTGAGGCTGAATTATATTTAGCCCGCTCTTGGCGCGTGTAGCTGCCACATAGAACACACGTTGTTCGTCGTCTGGAAACATTTGCATGTATCTATGAGATCTTGCTGCCATATCTGTCATCACAGCAACATGATCTGCCTCACCTCCCTTGACTCCATGGATGGTATTAATTATTATTCGTGGTTTCTTTAGGCTCTCGCCCTGTCTTCTTGCTGCTAAGAAGTATTCTCTTAGTGTCGCACCTATCTTAGTGAATGCATCGTACCAAGGCTTATTCTCTACTGGTAGGTCTGACAAAGCATAAATACGTTCGTCATCAATATTAAAGGAGAAACCATGAAACCGACGAACATTCTTAAGTTGCTTGCCAACCAATGTCTCACCCTTGCAAAGCTGCGTCCAGTCTTTAACTGCTCTCAATGCAGCAGACTGGAGAGGTTTACGGCTAGGGCTCTCGTATGGATAGCCATTCTGTTCGCAGATGCGTTCATACTCTCGTAGCATATAACCGTTACGAGCTAGCAGCAGCCATTCACCATTGCTTAGATCTAGGTCATCAGCACTGAAGTGGTAGTTAACATAACCTTCATTACCGTTATGACTAAACTCCTTCTCTTGCCTATGACTTATGGTATCTAGCAATGAGGTGGCTATGGTATGTACAGCCTCAGGTATACGATATGAGTGAGAGAGTACTGTTTTGTTACCAGTTAAATTAATAAACTCTTCTACTGCTGCACCTGCCCATCGATATATAGCTTGGTCATCATCACCAGCTGCATACTTCAATGGTACTTCACGACTAATCTTATGTACGACTTCCCATTGTATTTTAGATAGGTCTTGTGCTTCATCTACAAACAGTGCATCGATCCTAGGTACATGGCCCTTGATTAACCACTTGTCTAGTAAGTCAGTAAAGTCTAGTAGCTTACGCTTAGTCTTATATTCTGTTAATGTCTTAGCAGCAATGACTAGCTGGTCATAGTCTATATCATCATCAACAGTCTGCTCATATACCTCTCTCAGTGAGGACCTAGTTATACGTGATAGGTTTTCAAGGAAGAATAATCTGTCGCCTGTAGGCATTGACATATTATATGCATCTTCATTTAGACCACCCATACCCGTAGTCTCTACACCTAGCAGCTCGCCAATCTCTGTCCAGTTTTGCTTTTGCATCATTCCACTAGGGTTAACACCTAGCTGCATGAAGCATAGACTATGTATAGTCCTAAAGTATAACAGATCATCGTCAGTCAGATTAAACTTTGTTTGAGCTCGTTCTCTTGCTTCATTGGCAGCACGTCTTGTAAATGCTATGTAGCCAATGCGACTAGGATCTATGCCCTTGTTGATCTGATCTTCTACGAACTGCATACCAAAGGTAGTCTTGCCAGTACCAGGCGGGCCATATACTATGTTCCAACTAGAAGATGTCATCTTGACCCTTTATCTCTGGCGTGTCAAAGTTATCTTCATGCTTATCAAACTCTGGTATAGACCAGCAGTTAACGCCTTTACCTTTACAGTTAAAGAAGTGATGCTCAGCTTGCTGCCCTTTTAATATGGCAGTTACCTGGTGTACGCGGTAATCTCTGAAATGCATACGATCAAGGTATGCCATAAGATCAGCAACCCTAAAATAATGTCGTCCCTCATCAGTCCATGGTTTACCAAGTAACAACTCATCTCTGTTCTTAGCTTGTACACGTCCATTACAAAACCTTTCTATGTGCTCCATGAGCTGGCCAATAGGACTAGCATCAACAGGTGCTTCTACTACTGTAAGAGTATCAAGCAAATGATTTATAAGTTTAGTCCATGCTTGATCACTCATCTTGTTAGGCATGGTGTTTAGCTTCTCCATACACTTACGCTGAAACCGTCGCTGGTTCTGTAAGTCGTCTGTCTCTAGCTCTAATCGACCACCGCCATCTACATCTAAAAACCAGATTGGAGGAGATGTATTAAACTTAGTGAGAGAATGAATAGCAGGTAAGTCGTTGCTACCATCAATACCGAACTTACGGAGCTTGCAAACAGCAGCATTGCAATACGGTGCAATGGGTGCCTTGCTGCAGGTGTACTGATAGTCCTTACGCGACGCTGATTTAATAACGCCTTGAACCTCTGAGCTCGATAACGGTGGGTCCATGAGTTTTGCATTGAAAGCCTCCATGTCTCGTTGCCAGTTATCTGGATCACGCTTACGACAGTAGACTGCTACATTAAATAAACCATTGTTGCGTGTACCAGAAGGAAAGCCTTGACCTGACAAGTGCTGCAGACACGGTGGTCCGTCATCAAAATCAGATGCCGGCATTTTAATTGTAAGATCTGATAGTTGCTTGCTTGTTAATCTATTCTTTAATGCTGCCTCAACAAAATCTTTGGGATCCATATTATTGCACCAGCGTTCCTTACCAAAGTAAGGCATGTTAATCCACTGGCCTACATCACCACGTTCTGCGAGGATCTGTGTTTGTTTTGGAAATATTTCTGATGAGCCATATCCGAGGGCTGCAGCCATATCTCTAAGTTTACGTTGCAGCGTATCAGCACCAACCCATTCACTAGTGAAACAGTACAGGTGGACACCTCCTGATTTACTTTGGCAGGGCCAGAGAGGGAACTTGAAGTCAATGAGCTTTTTATTGATGACTCCAATATCGAGTCCTTCGTACTCGTCAATATCGATAGCACCAAAACGACATTCACTATTATCATTAATAGGAATAATGCCAAGACCCATCTTGCCTTGTATATGGCTTTGCCACTTATCATCAGTCACATCCTCACGTACTGTCTTAGCACGACCTTGCTTCTTGCCATCAGCACGCTCGCCACTAATTTCATAGCTGCCATGAGCTCTATCTAAGCCCATAAATAATTCTTTAAATTTTAAATGTATCATGTATCCGCATGGGGAGGCCGAAGCCTCCCCACTCCCTACTTAGAAGTCTTCGGATACCGGACCTTGATCATCACTAGGTGGCGGTCCTGCTTGTACAGCACCACTCTTAACTTGTGAAGCAAAGTCTTTCGCCAATGCATAGATACCTTGATCATCTAGTTGTTTGACCAAAGATATATCCCAACCAAACCAAGAACCTTGATCGTTCTTTTCCTGCATGGTAGTCAACTTATACAGGTGACTATATCTAGCAGGACTAAACAGCTTACCATTGGCATCAGTCATTTTGATACCAGCCATAAGACTATTCCAACGTCTGTTCTTTTTAAGCTGCGTGCTTGTCATACATATAAGACCACGATCTACGTTGTTGCCATCGACTGTCAATACGAAATGATTTGCGGTTTCGACAAGTATGTTACCGGCTTTAGTAACCAGCTTATTATCAACACGACTATGCTCAGGCAGGCTATTGATATTGTGTACTCCAACGAGTCCACCACCATTATCTCTTGGTACCCACTCCACGAAGTTTCGTGTGTATGCACAAGGGACAACAACTAATTCCTTAGCTGCTTTCTCTGTAACAGTGTTAAATATCTCACCGGCTTTCACATCATGTGTGTCGGTTTGTGGTGACATCTTTTGCAAGATCACCAAGTATGGTATGGCAAAATCCTGTGCGGATAAATCGCCAATACCGTCAGAGGCATCTTCAGCGAAGTTAATCACTGTAGGAAGCTGCTCTTTCTTTTTTGCTATATCATGAGCCATGATACTAACCCTCCTTTATGACGGTTTTCTGCCCGATATAAATACCGAGTAAGTCCAGGGGCAGGTTCTGTCCTTTCTCTACTTGTTCACGCGCAAACGCACGAAGCGTCTGTGGGTGGACACCGGTCTTATCAGTGTATGAATTACCTTGACCAACAAGATGCTGCTTCAGTTTACCTGCTGCATCATCTTCGCCTTTGCCAAAGTCTACACTAATAGTATTTTTTATTAAGTCACCATGACCATTGTCACGCAACCAGTCTAATGCTTCATCAACCTTATCTTTAGGTAGTGATGCACTATAAAATTGTTGCACAGATACCTTGGTACCATCAGTCAACTTAATCTCTGAGAGTCCTGACTCAGCCAGTGCTTCAGGTATATCTACCTCACTCACTTGCTTAAGCTGTCTCTTAGTTTCTTTAAGCTCTTCCTCTTGCTGCTTGATTTTATTCTCAAGCTCGCGTTGAGTATTAGCTAGTATACTGACCTGTTTAAGGTCTTGATCATCAACATCTATCATACGCTTCCTCCATGTATATCTACTTTGATTACAAAATAACGGTGCTCTTGCCTATCCCATTTCAGTAATTGCATACGTCCACGGTTCTGTTCTGTAGCTATTGCACCAGCCATAGCTATAGCAGCAGGATCACCCATCAATAGCAGATAATCACTGTCAGTAAAGTCTTTCAATCCGTTTCTTAGTCTACGTACTGTTGGACTACTACTGAAAGCAACGTTACCTGGAGGCAGCAAGACATTAATGTCTCCATACTCCTGTGCAGGTAGCAGGTTACGACCTTGCGACTCTTGCACAACATAAACTTTGCTATTCATATAGCTCTCCTTTCTAATATTGATCTTATTATATTATTGGCAATTTGTAAATCATACATAGACTTTTTCCGAAATTTCGTCCCAATCCCATGGTTTCAAAAATTTTTCGTGCGTAATTTTTTCAATCGGAATTTTTACGCTGCCATCTTTATTAGCAACTGCTTCATTTAACAAGGGAAAAATATATAAAGCACTACATACACAAATCTCATCTTGCTTACGCCATAATATTTTTACTTTACCGTGCTGGTTCCAAACACGCTTGGCAAAGAAAGCTAGCTGGCTAGATCTAAAGTGCAGCCAGTTACCTTTAGCTAATTTTAATTCTATCCACGTCTCACGTGTTTGATGACAGGCATGCACGTCAGGGGTACCTGATCCTGCGGTATTCTCAACTCGGATCAGGTGACCCTTAACATTCTTTTTAACGAGCTGCCATAGTGCAGCTTCAGTCGACATCTTCAAATCCTAAGCCTGCGGTATAGACGTCAGTGTATACCTTATACTCTTTGCTACCCATACCTGAATGCAGCAAATGACCTTTGAAGTTGTCATACTCCATCTTGCTGATATAGTCATACATGTACTGTGCAAACTCTGTCTTGAGTATATGCACGCGATACTTGTAATCAGCATTTTTCTTTTCAATAATTTTGTGATGCCAAAAATGTAACAATGATATTTTGTTACGAGCTCTCACAAAAACTTTTTTATCGTTGTTACGGTCTGCAACAACAGATACGTGACCTTGATCTGTATATAACCACATATCATTCTCCTTTCTATTTTATATCACCCCATGTGGGGCCTAATTCTACGTCGACCTTGAGTGGTAACTTAAGGTCCACACAGTCTTCCATTATATCACGGTATTTGTTCGCTTGTACACTGTCTGTGACGGAAAAATCAAGCTCATCATGTACCGTAATGTGTGCAACTACGCCTTCATCATATAAGTCTAGCATAGCTTTCTTTGTCATGTCCGCACTGCTGCCTTGTATCAAAGCATTGAGAGCTTTATGGGTAAACGACCGACGTAACGGTCTGCCTTGCCATACTTCCATTGCAGCTTCCCTGTTCAATGGTGTCTCTCTGTTTGGCCATGTGTTTCTACTATCAGCTGGTTCAAACATATTGAAATGTCTGTGCCTGCCTAGTAAAGTCTTTATATATCCCTTGCTGTTGGCAGCACGTGTACACTCATGAGCTAGCTGACGCACAAATGGTACACGACTATGATACTGCTCGAAGATAGGCTTTGCTTCAAACTGCTGCATACCTAATTCAGTACTCAGCTTGTATATACCCATGCCATAAAACATACCAAGGTTAATAGTCTTTGCTTGCTTACGCTCGATGCCTGCCATGTCAGCTACAATCTGGTGGAAGTCAGTATCAGGATCTTTGTTGTACTGATCAACTGCTTCTTGTGCACCTTTCAAGCCACGCAAGGCAGCATAATGCATCAAGACTCTAGGTTCCTGTTGACTGTAATCAAGGCAAGCCCATTGCTGCCCTTCGTCAGGCAAGAATAAACCACGTATCAATGGTCCCCAGTATGGATCGCGTGCAGGTATCTGCTGCAGGTTAGGAGTCGATGAACTAAATCTACCAGTGCGTGTACCATCAGCGTCTTTACGCAAGGCATGGAACTGTGCATGTATCCTGCCATTGTGCTGCTGCTTGAGACATATACCTTCGATAAAGTCACGTCTCATCTTATTTAGTTTACGCCACTCAGCTACCTTCTTAGCAAACTCATGCTCATGTACGTTTAACCAGTCACTAGTAAAAGATGGATTGCCTTTTTGTGTACGTGGATACCATATATTTAATTTATCAAATGCTTTTGACAAGTCATCAGCAGACCAACACTCGACTACATGACCACACTCATCGCGTATGGCAGTCAGCAGCTTGGCTTCCTTGCTTAAACAATCTTCATTTAGTATTTCAGCTTTATCTATGTCAATACGCACGCCCTTGAATCTCATGTCTAGTGTAACATTGAGTAATCTAGACTCGAGCTCGAATATATCCCATAAGCCTTGCTCTTTGAGGATCTTCTCTTGCTTAGCATATATCTCTAGTGGAAGACGTGCATCGGCCTCTGCATACGGGCCAACATACCTAGCAGGCAGCTTCCATAAACCACCCTTTGGATCTACACCAAAAGACTTTGCTGCATCACGCAACAGCTTCTCATCTTTCTCTACGTTAAGATAATACTTAGCAAGATTATTTAGACTATAGCCGCCATCACGTTCCTCATTGATTAAGGGCTCGGCAACTTGTATATCTCTGAGCTTGCCACTAACTTGTATCCCTTCTGACCTAAGCCATTCAAGATCGTAGAGCAGGTTTGCTCCAACCTTATCTTGGGATCCTCCAAAGGTATCGCGTGCCCATCGGAGGACATTGTTACGGTCAAGGTTATCTCCTCCTTCGTGAGCGATGGGGAAATAGCCTGTAAAACCAGTGTCCGTTGATACTGAGATCCCGACGAGTTTACCGTCATTTCTTACTCCACCAGGACCAGAGGTTAGCAGGTTTGGATCGCTTGTTTCCACGTCCAATGATATTACCTTTGCTTTGCTTAGATCCGGTAGATCGGCTGGCGGTTTCCAATTCGCTTTGGGTAAAAACATACTTAATTGGTCCATGCTCTATCCACTCTCCTTTCCATAATTCTTTAGGACTCACATCCGTATATGCCTTAAGAAAGACTATACGGCTGCAGCCTGTATTCATTAATAGTTTCGTACACGTATGGCACGGACTTGTCGTGATATACGCTGTTTCAATAATTCCCACGTCTTTGCATTGTAGTATAGCATTTTGTTCGGCATGAATGGCTTCGCACTTATCGAGGCCAGTCCCGCTAGGAAGCTCAGCGCCAGGGCAAGGTTCGTCAATACAATGGGCCACACCACTAGCCACACCATTGTAACCAGTAGCCAGAACATGGTTACGACTATCCACCAAGACACAACCGACACTACGCCTGCTGCACGTACTACGCGCTGCAACAAGCACAGCCATAGCGAGGAAATATTCATCCTTACAGGGACGTGAGCGTACCATGTTCTGCGCACTCCCATAAAAATTTAGTTAACGCATCAGGTCCACTAAGATCATACAATGGTAATCTCCAATCAACATGGTCTGTAACTCGTGTCTCAGTCAGCAGCTTTATGACAGCCGACTGATTTACCGTATACAAATGCTGTGATCCGGCAGTTAATCTCAATGTACCTAGTTTATAAGTCTTGCTATGTACCTGTCGTAAATACAACAAAATGTAACGGGTTATCATTGACATATTAAACACATCATAAGGCCAGCCAAGCCATATATCAGATGACCTCATTGTGTCGATGCAGTGAATGGTATCCTCCCGTATCACCCACTGCAAAGACAACGTGCAAGGCACGTCCTTGGTTACTGGCGGATTCTCACGCCAAATATTTATTACTGCTTGTCGTGTATCAGGATCTTTGCCAAGACAGTCAACTACATAGTGCAGCTGATCACGTATCTTGGGCCCATACGCACCATGATAAGTGATACCATCATCACTGAACCCACCAATCTCACGAGAATATGGTGTTATTGTACTGGTACGGTTATCACCTGACAATATCCATGCAGCTTCAGCAGCCATAAACTTATAGCCAATGTTTCTGCCTGGTACAGTCAAGATAGGGTGTTCCATATCGACTACGGTTTGATAGCCACATAACTCAAGACATGATAAGCCACGTGGTTTTATGCTAGCACCATGAGCAATGATGTCATCAAGTGCTGCATACCATTCTGCATTAACAGATCGCATGTTTCATTACCTCCACCATGTCAACTTTACCGAACCGCTTTGCATACGAAGGATGCGGCAAGGCTGCATGTATAGTATGGTGAGCGACTGCGTCTTCTGCCTGCTTACCAAGTGTTATTATTTTTTTATTATATGTCTGCATCACATAATCAATCAGCCAGTTGGGTGATCCATCATGGTTGTATGCATTAGCGTACATAAAGTTATGCTCTTTGAGCTCAAGCGAATGTATTGCTTGCGTCAAGTGTAAACTGCTGTTGCCATAGTCATAGAAAGGCCAGTACAATTCACGAAACTTAGGATTGACACGCTCACCGACAATTAGATACTCTGCACATGAAGCATGGCCAAGCATATTCCAATTATCATACTCAAGTAATTTAGGAAGCTGCAGCTGACGCCATGCAGATGCAAGTGCCCATACACGCTCGATAAATAGATCCATACAATGACCCCACTCTGATATGGTATACTTGATTGTATCAGGGTGTGTAACCATACCGCCATGCCGTATGACTTGGTCTATGTACTGGTTCTTATCTTCATGTGTACTTTCACCGTCCCATAGCTTAATATAAAGATCAGCAACAGCTTCGATGTCTTCATACATTTCCTCCCTTTGTTGCTTCAACTCGGCGTGGTTTGCGACTGCAGACTGTACATCATCCGGTAAGCAATACACGTAAATCACGCCAAACTTTTTAGCAACACGATCGCACATACGACCTTGCAAGGGCCAGTCACTGCCGCCACGAAATGCTTTGGCGTATACAGCTTCTGATGGCCACCATCTATCGATGACTATCGGTCTACGCTTTCTTGCAGCATACCGTATGGCAGCGGTATGGTAATCAAAGATCCGTTCCTTCCATCGGTATGTAAGGTGCAGGTACTCAGCATTAAGCTCAGTGCACATACGCTCAGCAAGCGTAGTCTTACCAGTACCATCAGGACCGTCCAGTATTATTATCATTAAACAGCTCCATTTGTTCTCCACATAGATCAGTAAGATCTGGTGGCTCCCATCCCTCTGGTTTAATTACATCAAACTTGTCTGACCGTTCTGATGGGCCTTTTACTTTTTTCATATTGGCTGCATGCACTCTTGACCATGCTTCCTCAAACGGAAAGCCTTGCAAATATGCTGTGCCCAATATCACATAGGTTAAATCTACAAGAGCATCAAGCTGGTCGTGCAATGTGTGTGATTGCAAATATTCCAGCAACTCTTCTTTTATAAAATTAACGCGAAATTCTAGAAGCTCGGGAGAGAGCTTACGAGGTAACCCGTCATACTCCATCCCGAACTTTTCATGGAACTCACGTATGTCACTTGTTAAGGACATAGTTTCTCCCATTCTTCTGATGATCCCCATATACCTTCGACATCTTTCAAACTAGGAAATAGTCTTGGCAATGATTGATCTTTGGTTAGCTGCCACAGCACGTTACGACTATGCTGCGGTACGAGTGGTGCCATCACAGTGGACAGGTAGTTAGTGTCATAATAGTCACGTAACTGATCCCATACTTCACGTTGTGCTGGCGTGAGCTCGTCTTTATAGTCTTTCATACTAGCAAACGTGCCCCAATGACCCTCGACTCTGAAACCAGTATCTTCGAGTGCAGCACCAAATGCTTGATACGTCATCTCATTGACATGGTTTGCAGCAGCACCGGTATGCGCGTCATAGCATGGTGTACTGATAAAGACACGACCCTCATCTTCGAGTAGCTCATGAAACTTAGCGAGCATACGACGACAATGATCTGGCTCGACATGTTCTGCAACTTCAAAACAGACGATCGCTGTAGGGGGTGCCTCAAAATCGTCTGGCTTCAATGTGCATACATCGGTCTTAGACCATAGTTTATGTGGTTTCCATGATGCATTACGAAATTGCTCTGGTGTAACCAGTGGTGCAACATCGACAGCGCCATACCACGCTGTACCCATACGCGATGAGTGCAGCAGCTTCGATAGTGGCATCTCTTTGCCACAGCCGACATCGAGGACACGTGCTGATTTATATCTTTGGCTTGTGCCAAGATACTTTACAACATGTGACCATCGTAGACAGTGAGCGATATAGTCTCTATGTAGAAACCCACGCTCCTCGGCATTGTCTATAGAAAGGTAGGTTGTATCTACCTTTTTTCCTCTAGCATTAGCCATGTTTCCTCTCTTCCATATAGCCGTCAGAGATTAATGCTGTCTTATAGTATGACAGCAGCCTCTCTGCAGTTTGCTTCGATTTAACGTCAACTTGTATCTGCTGTATCAGGTCTTGTTTTGTTATTGACCCTTTAGCTTCTACAATATTAAGAATGTCCCTAGCCTGTTTGGCTAGGGACGAGTCTGATGACTTCACAAAAGTGAAGGTAGTTTGCATTATGCAGCCTCCGCCATCTCCGTGGCAAGTTGTAGAGCCTTACGCTTAGTTGCGGCTCGTGGACCAAACCATGCAGACTGCAGGCTAGTGTCACGGTTACGACCAGCCTTATGATCTACATAGTACGTGACAGCATTGAGTGCAGACCACCATGAACCTTCGCTCATCTTGGCACCTGGCTGAGTATACACAAGCTCGTGTACATTCTCACAGGTACGATTGAATTGCGTACGATCCACCTTGTTGTCAACAATCAGTGCTGGTTGAAAAAGCTGAGCAAGAAAACGATCAAATTGATCATCATTGTACTGCTTACTAGCAAGGAACTTAGACTGCTCTTCGAACGACTCGAGTTGCTCTGAAGCTAGTCCTAATGCTTGCTCGGCTGCAGCAACAACCTCAGCATCGAATGCCTTAACGTGTGGCATTCTAAATCTCTCACCTTGCTGCCCAAGTGCCATAGTCAATGTGTTGTTACACACGACACGGACTGGAGTGAACATAATGGTAAGGGATTTTCCCCACTGATGTGGGTGTGATATAAGCAAGTGACCTTGAACCTCGTCACCACCTGGTAATTTGAAACCTTGCTTTATATTAGCAAGACCCCATACCTGACGGCCATTGTCCAATGAACCAGCTGTGCCCATAGTCATATCGCCTGACTCTACAAACTTATTGAAAAAGCCAAAAACCTCTTCGTTCTGAGCAGGGATATAGTTTCTGCCGCAAGGACCTAAGATCCTATTGTCAGAGTCACGCACAAGCATACCAAACTCGGTAGTTGTGAGTGTGCCCTCAGTGTGATCATAGCCAGGCTCCTGAGGTACAAAGACTGGTCGTCTTGATACCGTCCAATTTAAACCTGCAGCCTCAATCATTTCTTGAGGGGTTAGATTATCTTCTACCTTGGTACCTAAACCGTGCCAAGGGACTTCACCGGCATACGCCATAGTTTCAACTAAATGTGCCATTCACATTCTCCTTTCTTGATTGATGTTTACATTCTACCACAGTTATTGTTCGAATGTAAACGGAAAAATTAAGAAATAAAAAAAGGGGGCCGAAGCCCCCTTGGTTAATATTACTCAGCGTTACGCATTTTGAGTAAGCTGCGATTGATAAGCTGCGCACGATAATACTGGAATATACGCCATGATGATTGCGTCGTAACCAGCTTGCCCTCGCCCTTCATAGCCTCGATGTGGATACGTACCTCAGACTCTGGGATCCACTCATTGTGAACCATGTTCTGATGTATATCACGAGCCTGCTTGGTGGCGTCAGCAATATGCTCTTCAGATGACTCAGATAAGAACATATACTCACGTGCCTTGGCTTTTGGCCTACCGACCTTGACCGGTATTTTGGCAGGTGACGGTGTTAATGTCAAGTTGCCAACCTCCGACTCAGCCGATCGCTCCATGTCGTTAGCTAACGCCTGCTCAGCCATTTTGATAATACGCTTGGCTGCAGCAGTCTTGTCACTAAACTTTGGCGCCTGTGGTGCCTTGACAATATTACAATACATGCCGTTTAATTCAGCCATTGAGTGCTGTTTAAGACCGTCGATACCTTTATCGATTGCTGTCTGTGCTGTTTCTAATGATGTCATACCATTCTCCTTTCTATTTATATGGATATGGACCATCGAGCTCTTGCCATGGATCAGTCTCCATAGCCGTGCTGTCATAGTCCTGACAAATAAACAGGTAATTACTACCTGTGCTCACGACGCCACGTACTGAACTCATATATGGGTTGGCACGATTAGTCGCAATTTTAACCTCTGCACCTGGCTCGTGGCCCTGCAGAATCTCGATTAATTCACTTACTAACATAAGCATTTCTCCTTTCTGATTATTATCCTACCCCAAAAATCCGATAATGTACACTGTTTATTGGAATTAATTTTATGGCCAATACAAAATGAGCCGACCGATTTATAGACTATATAACAATATTATTGGCATATTGTATTTATTGACAATGGGGCTATAAAAATATTTTTATTTTGAAAAAGTTGTATATATAAAAAATGGCCAACACATTTCTGTGCTGGCCATTGAGCCGAGCGCTCTATATTACTGGTATATACTCTCGTGTATAAATTTGTCGCCCGTATGTGTTTGATGGTGTTCGCTCAAAGCTGCGAGCACGGCATTTTTGTCCATTGAATAAATTTCAAAGCATGGATTGCCGCCGCCAGGGCCGACCGCTTTAATTAAATTATGGCCCAAATTATATTTTTCGATCCAAGCCATAAATTCGAATATTGGACAATCGTGGGCGATGTCAATTTCGGCTTTGTACGCATTTTTATATTGATAATCACTTATTCGTATAATGTTATTCATATTACATTCTCCTTTATTTTTAACATTTAATTTATAGTACAATAATAAAATATATTTGTAAACACTTTTTTAAATTTTTTTTAAAATAATTTTTTAAATAGTATATATAATAAAGAGTATATAAAAAAAGGGCAGCTTTTCGAGCCGCCCTGATTATATTATATTTTATTTACGAGTTGTTATAATCGACCACATTAAATATCAAACCTAATACGGTCCAGAACACAACAAATATCGATACCATTACCATCAGTATTCCAATCCAGAATTGTAGTGATTCACCACTATATAATGTCGTGATAAAACCACCACCGATTCCAATCCCGACCCCACAAACAAGTAGGATCGAGAATATTATGATGAGAAAACGAGCGATAGTCTTTGGATGCCTCCTGAAATATCTTCTATTTTCCATAGTTTTTCATCCAGTTACTTAATAATTTAGTCGCCTGCTCTACATTACAACCAAACATCTCGACTATATACTTCCTCGCCCCAAACATATTTATTTCACCGGAGTCTCTCAACTCATCTAAAAAATTATACACCTCTTTATCTGGTGTACCTTTAATAATAAAATCACTCATAATTATTCTCCTTTCTTTTCTAATAATTTCTTACCCACACCAATTAACACTTGTTTTTCAAATTCGTCCATTAATTCCATGTGGTCTTCTGTGTCCATTTCGAATAATTTATTCCATGGTTCACCATAATCTCTCAAGGTTTCAAGTGAGTTATCGATCATACCTAATAACTCATCAATTCCCTCTTGAACTAACTTTTTATTTATAGTCATACTTTCTCCTTTATATTAAACCAATACTTATTTATATTGGTCATTATTAATATAGTACCCCATTAAAATCTATTTGTAAACACTTTTTTAAATTATTTTTAAAATTAATTTATAAATAGTCTAATTACACCCATTATTATATAGAGTCCCTCTGATTTAATATCAATATTAATCAATAAATTCCTAATCGCTCCCTGTCAACACGGATCCCGGCCCGTTTGTCCTGGTTTTAATACAGACAGCCCCGATTCTACGCCCGTTTCCCTTAAATTATTGATATTGTTACATATTTTCAAACAAGAACTAATACAGACGCGGTCCCGAGACCGGGGCCCGGGGGCGTCGGAGCCAGGTCGGCGGTCATCTAGCGCCTATTTAGTCGATCTGCGGGGCAAGTTTTTACAATCGGACTTTATCCGACACTATATATTAACCATATATAGGAAATAATTAGAAATAAATTGTAATACTTTGTAAGTTACCAATAAATACAATATGCCAATAAGCAATATCAGGTTTACAGGAACTTACTTTTACAGTAATATCTATATATAAAATTTACGGAGATATATGCATGTCAAGTAAAGGCGGCAAAAGAGAGGGTGCAGGAAGACCCGCTGGTGCCACAAACAAACGATCTCAAGCTATAGCTGATAAGCTAGAAGAGCTAAACTGTGACCCGATTGAAGGCATGGCTATGATCATGAACGATACATCTCTTGATCACAGCCTTAGACTAGCTGCAATGAAAGAGTTGGCGCAGTATGTAGCTCCAAAGCGTAAAGCCGTTGACATTGACGCAACAGTCGATGGTAGTGTTAATATTCAAGTTGTAAAGTTTGCGGATCTAGATGAGTCAGATAACAGTACCGAGTAACTGGCGACCACGCCCTTATCAAATGCCTATGTGGAAGTTTATGGAGGGCGGAGGCAAAAGAGCTGTTTGTGTTTGGCACCGTCGTGCAGGTAAAGACTTGTGCAGCATTAACTGGTGTGCAGTCTCCGCGTTAACGCGTCCCGGTTTATACTGGCATTTATTTCCAACCTATAACCAGGGCCGAAAGATTGCCTGGGATGGTATGACTAGAGATGGCCGTAAGTTTTTAGATCATTTCCCAAAAGAAATGCATGAAGCAACAAATAATACGGAAATGAGGTTAACTTTAAAAAATGGGTCAATCTATCAGGTGGTGGGTACCGATAACGTCGATAGACTCGTTGGAGCAAATCCCGTTGGAGTGGTATTTTCTGAATACGCCTTGCAAGATCCTCGTGCCTGGGATTACATTCGTCCCATCTTGGCAGAGAACGGAGGATGGGCAATGTTTATTTATACCGCTCGAGGTAGAAATCACGGATATGATTTATTAAATGTAGCTAAGAAAAATGAAAGCTGGTTTCAGCAGGTACTATCTGTTGAAGATACTAGGGCTATACCTATAGAAGCAATTGACGAAGAACGTGCTGCAGGTATGCCTGAGGAAATGATACAGCAAGAATTCTTTTGTAGTTTTGATGCACCATTAGTTGGATCATACTATGGTAACGCGATGAGTCGCTTGTTAGCCGATAACCACCTGACCAAGGTTCCGTACGAGCCTACACTTGACGTGCATACAGCTTGGGACCTAGGTGTCGGGGACTCGACTGTGATAATATTCTTCCAGATGCATCACAATGAGATCAGGATTATTGACTATTATGAGAATGAGGGAGAGGGGCTAGCTCATTACGTAAAGGTCGTACGCGAAAAAGAGTACGTCTACGGCGATCACATCGCGCCCCACGATATTCAGGTAAGAGACTTTAGTACAGGTAAATCTCGTATAGAGGTAGCACGTGAGCTTGGTATAAGATTCCGTATAGTACCTCAACTAAGAATAGATGACGGTATAGAGGCAGCACGTAGTATATTGCCCCGTTGTTATTTTGACGAGAATAAGTGTGACCGGTTGATTGAAGCCTTAAGACAGTACAGAAAAGACTATGATGAAAAACAGAAGACTTTCAAAGATCGGCCACTCCATGACTGGACATCACATCCCGCTGATGCATTTAGGTATCTTGCACTAGGGATCAGGGACCGTGTTA